ACCCCATTGCTTTCCAATCGACCGCTCGTTGTATTCGCTTGAGCTGATTCATTGCAACCTCCAGTCGATAGCAAGTGTATTACGTCCCACATTGCTAGCTGTTGTGCCAGCGTTGCTAACGTGTCGAATCGATATAGCTCCCCTGTCCCACGGTGTTCTAGCTCGTAGCGAAAGGGTATAATTGAGATGCGATCCGTCCAGGGCGTCAGTGTTCTGTAGATACGCAAATCCCAACCCGGCACTGAACGGGCCGCGACCAACAATGATCTGTCCGAATGGAGACCAGTTGTTTTCCGTCTTGTCAGTTCGTCCGAACATGTAAGTACCAACTTGGAAACCAACATGAGCAAGACTAGGATCAGCCCAGGTATAGTACAGCCCAATATACGGACCGCGTCCGGTGACAAGCTGTGCGCCAGTCTCCAGATGTAGCTCTCCAGCATGAGAGCACCTAACACCAAAGATAACGAACAGAAGCACAAAAGCAACGATAATAGGAATGACTTTCTTGTCATTGCCAAACAACCTCCCGATCCAACTGTTCTTGAACCATGTTAGGAAAGCGTTCATACACTGTTGCCGTTGACCGGATCACGCCACAACTTGCCGTCATACACAATCAGCTTGGTGAGTGTGGTGTCGTAATAGAACTGGCCCTTGTACACATTGCCTGGGGGCGCAGTGTTGGCAGGCCGCTGCGCCGTCGTACCACTGATTGCTACGCGCGTGTAGCCGTTGGCTTCCAGACGCTGTGCAATGTGCTCTTCGTAATCAACTGCGGTGCCCGGCGCATCGTTATACGTCTTGCCCGTGCCCTCGTGCTTGACACCAGAAATCTGAACTGCAGGCGAAATCAAACGAACTGTACCCATGATGTTTTAGACCCCTACGAATGAAATAGGAAATGGAACATTGCCCAATGGCAGCTTACGCCGTGGTCGCACCAGACGCTTATGACCTAACAACTTAGCAAGCTGTCGCTTCAACGTGCGACGTCGACGTAACTCAGCTCGTGCTTTCTTTTTACCGAGCGGTAGTTTCATACAGGATCGTGGCGCTCATAGCCCACGCCTCCCCGTTCGTTACATGACACCTCCACGCGTTCACTACGTACCGCGCTGTATGCCAATTGCATCAATTGGTCAGCCGGCAATTTGTTTGACTTATCCAGTCGTATCAAACGACCATCGGACATCGTCATATACACTACAACGATCAAATTGCACTGCGTAACAACAACGCTAGTAACTGGATGACCTTCAACCTTCGGCGCATTTAGTTCAATAGGAACTTCTGCAGCAGTGCATTTTTCCATTACGAAACCGACAGTCACTGCTGTGAGTAACATGGATATTATATACTTCACTGTTTTTGACCCTTCCCGTTTGACGGGCGTAGCATTTGGAATATAGCAGGCTGCGATATGCCTGTTTGCTTTTGCGTATGTATAGTGTTGCTACCAACTTTGTTAGGTATGGCAGCCAAGCGAGCTTGTTCTTCTTCGCGTTCTTTCTTCTTGTTGGCCAGGAATGCGAGTAATCCGCTTCCAGCTTGTTTTATCATCGGTGCGAGCGCGTAACGCATCGCATCCCAGATGTGGTTATGCTTGTCTTCTACTTCGGCCTTGACATCTCCTGTTAATTTGTCTATCTTGAAACTGTACAGTCTGGCTTCCTCGGCCGCGTGGATGCACCGAGGATGTATGACGATCTGTTCAAACTGTCGTAAGAATGCGATTCCATCTTCGACGCTGCCATCCCACTTTTCGACGGCCACGATCTCAGGGTAACCGTGTCTCTGCATATAGGAGATGGTTTCGGGGCGTGCGCTGTCAGCACGAGTGCGATACTTACGGCTATTGGGCATAGCATTATCGAACAGATCAGGAGTCTTGTCGATATCGCATCCGACTGCGTATGCTTCGTACTCGATATACAGTCGGGTCCCATATATCCAACATCGAACGAGGGTGGTTGGATCCTTAGCGAATCCCCAGTCTGCTCCCTGATATGGGCCATCCCAATCTGCTGCAGGATCGAAAGCTTCGATGACATACTTGCCTCGCATTATCTGTGAGTCAGAGTTAGTACGGCACTCGCCTTCCCAAACATGCTCATAAGCAGCGGCGTCTACACGCGCCAAGTAGTCCTTTTCCTTGCGTAGCTCTTCGGGGAACCAAGGGTTGTCACGCCAGGACATCTTAATGATGTGAGCGTCGTCACCTAACTCCTTGATGTTCTTAACGAAACGCTTGTAGGTTGGATCATCTTCAGCATCAGGATTGAACGTTATCCATATTTCAGACCCTGGCTTACGCAGTGTTGGTATCAGCACTTCCCAGCTACGGTCGCTGACCTTTTCTGCTTCTTCAACCCAAGCTATATCGATGCCCTCCATGGATTTGATCTTCGTTACATTGTTATGCAGTCCCTCGAAAACAAACTCGCTTCCCCAAAGCGTCTTAATAGATCTGTCTGTTATGTCAAAGTACGAACGAAACCCCATCAGCTCTATCTGCGACTCTAACAGATGATGAACTGACTCTTTAATGGAGTTCTGAAACTCACGGCAACATAACACACGGATCTGCTCTGACTTAGGACGACCAACGAGTTGGATCATCTTAATGATCAAAGCACGAGCAAAGTTCCAACTCTTGGCGCTACCCCGTCCTCCATATGCGCCCTTGTAGCGCTTGGGCTTGAATAGATACTTCAGCTTCGGCGGAAAACGAACTACTGTGGGCGCAGTAGCGCGTGGAGCCCATTGTACATCCTCTGTACTCACAGTCAGTGTTGCTCCAGCAGTTTGCCTATGTCTTCTGAGTCATCATCCTCCGTACCAAACGCTACTATGACGTTGGGCGCCTGGATGGGATTACCATTAGGATCGGCTAGATTAACCTGGGATGCCCAACGACCACGAGTCTTCAATGCGAATATAGTGGCAGATATATTGCCACGCTTTATATGCTCAGTCAGTTTATCCGCGCACCACGTCACATATAATTCAGTACCGATGTGCAATTCCATTGCGAAATACTTACGTAATGTTTCCGGCTTGATGGAGTTACCGTATCTAGACTCTATTAGACTACAGATCTGATCAACTGTCATTCCATATGCAACGAGCTTACGAACAAAGTCTCTATCCCCCTTCGTTGGTTCGTATGGCGGGCGACCCGGTCCACGCTCTGTTTCAAAGCCTGACGTATGAGGGGCTTTACGTGCGGCTTTGGGCAATGTATTACGTGGGCCTTTGCGCGTACCGTTATTCTTTGCCTTTACTCCTGTGTAGTTTTTGCTCGGGGTTCGTTGGCCCTTCTTATGGAACTTGGGCATGTACTCTAAACTCCGTTGCTAATTCTGGCTCACTGATGGGCAATGCGGGCAACAAGCGCTCTCCTCTATACCATTCACTCAGTGCTCGACGCGAATAGTGATTTCTGCGCAATAGCCCGCGAGGCTCACACTCTGAACAAACAACCAGGAAATCATCGAACGGACAACCATGAAACGCAACCCTATGAATGGTCCATGCTCCACAGCCTATGCACTTCTGTTTCTCATCTGGCTTATCGATGTAAGTTAGTTCGGCCTTGGCACAGAAGTCAGAAGCATGGTGTAGAACAGCTCGCAATTGAGTGCGGTGTCCTTCACACTTACCCTCTATACACGGAGCAACCGCATGCATTTCCTTAGTACTCGTTATGTTGGCCTCAGCCCATCTCCATACACCACGAATCAAACTCGGATATTGAAACTTTGTCATGATTTGACCCCCACAGTATCCAGCTTGTAGGCACGCCATAATGATATAAGTATGGAGTTTTTCACCTCTACGGATTCTATCTATCAAAGAATCTTCACACCAACATAACGAGTTATGTTAGCACCACTACTGTAAATGAATACAGTACCAAAATTTATGCGCCCAGGGCATGCGCCAATTGGCGCATAGGTTTTTTATGCGCCAATGCGCCAATGCGCTCATCTCTTTTTCCAAATTAAAACCTGTAGCAGATAGCCTACAAATCAACAAAATGCGCCGATTTCCGCAGCATATAGGCGCATAAAATAATCCTTAAATCTCCTGGAATGCGCTCATGCGCTAATGCGCCGTTAAACCCTTTAATACACATGTGCGCCTACATACACACGGAGGCACGCCCCTTATGCGAGATCTAGCTCATATATACCTGAAGTCTTAAGCTGGGGTGAGGGGTGTTGGTTTTGGTGTTGGTTTTGGTGTTGGTTTGCAATGGAAGCTAGGCTGTGGCATAATGCGCAGCAAGCTACGGTACCCAAGTGGCCAAGCCAGCCCAGCCAGGGCAGGCAGGGCCAGCCCAAGCAGCAGCGTGTTCAGGTTCCAAGTGTTGCGCTGTTACGAGTGTTGGGATGCAAACACCACACGTGGAACGCGGCGAGAGTTTGTTATGTTGGTTGCAATCGCACGTGACCAACACACCGAGCCCTCACGAGTGAGCCGACTGGCGGCTGTGTATCACCACACTCGCCTGTCGCTCGACATGGCGTTCGTTTGCCTGGGTATCCGTAGCTGGATCTAGGGACGTCGTCAGTCGGTTCACTTGTGGGGGCTTTTTGATGCCTAAGAATGATGAGGCTGCGCTGTTAGCAGCGGCGCAAGCAGATCTTGAGCGTTCCGGACTGGACAAAAGTGACTTCAAAAGACTGAAGCTGGAGGTACTAACTCGCGACGAAACCGAGGATTTTGTAGGGGAAGCACGCAGTAGTTACAAGATCCCGTACTTTGATATAGCTGGCAAACAGATAACCTATGCACGTGTTAGGTTCCTGGAAAATGGCAAAAAGAAGTTCGCCAGTGTAGAAGGGGCGCAAAGATATAGCCAGCCGGCCAATAGCGCACCACACGTATATCTACCGCCGTACATTAACTGGCGCACCGTAGCCAAGGATACTACTCAGACCATTGTTATAACCGAGGGCGAAAAGAAAGCAGCGATTGCCTGTAAGCTCGGCATTCCTTGCATCGCTCTCGGTGGTGTGTGGTCATTCAAGAGTGACAAACGAGATTGGGATCTGCTCCCAGAGTTGCAGGAAATCGACTGGAAGGACCGAGCCGTGGAAATATGCTATGACAGCGATGTTATGCATAAGGCCCAAGTTAGAATGGCTCTGTCCGCCCTGGCGCAGGAACTATCCCAAAAGAAAGCCCCGGGCTCTATTCACTTTGTTTTCTTAGACGCTGAAACTATTAACGATGGCAAAGTGGCCTTGGATGACTACTTGGTTGCCCACGGCGTTGATGGATATAACACACTCCCAAGATCTGAGTATAAAGGCACCGCACGCATACAGGATCTAAATACGAAAGTGTGCTATGTGCTGGCCGAAGAAAAGTACTTCTCCATGATCAGTAACAAGTTCTTTCGTAACTTTAGTCATGTGCGAGAGGCCTTTATGCATATGGGGAGTGAAGTGATAGATGGCAAGCGCACCAAGTTGGCCATCGATCTATGGGGAGAAAACGCCAATAGACGCACCGTGGTGAACGTGCAGTATATCCCTGGCGAGCCGGAGATGACCGAAGACAACATTCTCAATATCTGGCGCCCCTCCAATACTCAGCCCACTAAGAAAAAGCCCTCTAAATGGTTGGAGCTTGTTAACTACATAATGCGTGCGGCACAAAACGCCAAGTGGTTTCTGCAGTGGCTGGCATACCCTGTGCAGTTCCCAGGTACAAAGCTTCTATCCTCCGTATTTGTACATGGCAAACAACAAGGTGTCGGTAAAACACTCATCGTTGACCCTGTGATGGAGTTCGTTTATGGCAAAGACAACTTTTATCGGCTGGACAACGATGCCCTTCAATCCCAGTTCAACTCCTACACTGCGAGACGTCAGTTTGTGGTTACCAACGAAATCTATCTTTCCAGTTATAAAGATCGTCGCGCAGCAATGGGGCGACTCAAGGATATGATAACCCGTGAAAAGGTTGAGATGCGCGAGCTATATCAGCCTCGTGTGCGCGTAACGGACTATTGCAACTATTATCTTACATCTCAACATGCTGATGCGCTGGAACTGGAAAAGAACGACCGTCGATTCTTCGTCATAGAAGCCCCAGAAGAACGTTTGTCGCAAAGCACTTACGATGAGTTTGATAAATGGATACGTGGGGAAGGTGCCGGCGCCGTACTTCACTATCTACAGAATATCGATCTGAAAGACTTCAATCCTAAGGCTGCGGCGCCTAACACGGAATATAAGGATCAGGTCATCGACGTATCGATGAATCACTTCGAAAGCTTTGTGGAAGACTTGGTTAACGACCCCAAGGATATGTTTACAGCTAATGGCGTGATAAGTGAGTGGCAGCTACGTAAAGCCGAAGACTTGCTGCGCACTTTCCAGAAGCGTCACCCAGATATTCGCTGGCCCATCACAACTAACAAGTTCGCGAGATATCTTACCGATGCCCGTATACAGAAGCGTAAGGTTCGCCTATCACAGGATAGCCCACAGATCACTTTGTATGCTGTGTTGGATACAGAGCAGTGGACCGGTAAGACTAACAAGGATTGGGCGGAGCATTACAAGCAGTTCAGCACTAAGTTTGGAGGAAAAGGGAAATGACCCTAACCGCATGGCGTAAAGCAGTGTTTCACACTTGCGCGTGTCAGCATTGCGAAGCACCGAAAGACAGCCCCTGCGTAGGCAAACGCGGTCAACCGCGTAGGAGTCCGCACATGTACAGAGTTAGGAGGTATCAAAGTGTCCGACGATGAGCGTAGAACAGTTCTGCTGCAAC